GGGGGTTCCCCCTCTTTTTGTTTATAAATATCATAGAGGTATTATATGGCAAAAATAAATTCTCAACCAACAAATACAAGTCTTCTACAACCTACAAAATATCAATTGACATTCACAAGAATGCCAAATTTGACATACTTTTGTCAAATATTCAATCTTCCCGGATTATCAATGTCCGAAATTGTTCGCAATACACCATTTGTAGATCTTTATGTTCACGGTGATAAAGTTCAATACGAACCTCTAGATCTTACATTCATGGTTGACGAAGATCTTCGTACATGGCTAGAAATGCATAATTGGATAACAGGTCTTACTTTTCCTAAAAACTTTGATCAGTATCGTCGTCTACTAAAAGACAATCAAGACTATGGTGGTGCTGTGTCCGACGCCACAATGACAATAATGTCAAACAAGAATACACCAAACATTCGTGTAACTTTCAGAGATTGTTTTCCTATCTCAGTTTCAGCTATTACATTTGATTACACGATGGATGCAACCATGACTCTTACTGCATCAGCTTCATTCCGATATAATTATTTTGATGTTGACATTCTCTGAGATTTAGTGTATAACATACTAAATCCCAGGGAAATTATATGATGATCAAGAATATAGATGATTTGATGGAATCTTGGAAGAAAGATTCACAGATAGATAGCACCGAATTGGGCACCGAATCCATTCGTCTATCTTCTCTACACGCAAAATACATAGAAGTATACAAGCATCAGAAGATGCGTGAACAAAAACTCAAATTTGATCTCAATAAATTGACCAAGTTGAAGTGGAGATATTATGATGGCAAACTCAATGGTACAGAAGAACTGGATCAACTTGGATGGGAACCAATGCGTGAAAAGTATCTTCGCGCGGACATTAGTACCATGATTGATGGTGATGACGACGTTTTAGAAGTCAAGAACAAGCTATCATATACAGAACTTTTCGTTGATTGTTGCGAAAAGATCATCAAGGAAATTCATCAGCGTTCATTCAACTTGAAAAATGCCATAGAATTTATGAAGTTTACTCAAGGTGTATAAATTGTGTCTTTACTAAATAAATGTGGATCGCGAAGCGCCAACTTCCATCCACTCTATGTCATAGACATTTACTACGGAGACACAGCTATGTCAGATAATATTTATCGCGATAAATTCAACACAAATCAAGACGATTTTGATTTTCAAACATTTCTATTAGAAATGCGAGAATGGATGAAAAATAATCCAGAGACTATCTCTATTTGTAATAGTACAATTTCTATGAAAAGTAAATTTTGGACAGAAAACGATAGAAAAATAGCTAGAGAAGAAGCTATCACTAGAAATACAAAAATTGTTATATGTAATAAATGCGGAGTAAGTGGTGGTGAAACTAATATGCTTCGTTGGCATTTTGATAATTGTAAAACAAAACTAAGACACTGTCAACAATGCAAGAAAATTATTTCTAGACAAAATGTAAAAGATTCTAGATATAAACAAAAAAAATTTTGTAATAAAAAATGTTATATGAATAATAAAAAAGGTAAAATATTTATAGAAATGACTAATGAAATAAAAAATAAACTTAGTATTAGCGCACTAAAACGTAGTGAAGAACTTAGTAAAAAAATAAAATTAGTCAAACCGTGGTTGAAATCTAAAAGATGGAAAAAATAGATATAAAAGTTTATAAAGTGAATGAGGCATATGTAAAGATTGATTGTGAGCCTAGCACTTCAGCAGAGCTTTCAGAATATTTTTCATTTATGGTTCCCGGATATCAATTTACTCCAGCATTTAGAAATAAATTATGGAATGGTAAAATTTATTTGTATAATAAACAAACTAGGCAAATATATTATGGCTTGTTGTCTCATCTTCAAGCGTTTGTCGAAGAACGTGAATACAATCTTGTATATGACGACAAAGTTCTACAAAAAACATCTTTTTCATTGCTTGAAGCAAAAGAATATGCTGATTCTCTACAGATACAAAGTCATAACAAGGATATTGAAGCAAGAGATTACCAGATAGAAGCATTTGCATATTGCATTCGCAATCGTCGTCAAATGTTGATATCTCCTACAGCATCAGGTAAATCACTTATTGCATATCTTATCACACGCCATATGACTGATCAAGACAAAAAAGGATTGATCATCGTTCCAACAACTTCTCTTGTTGAACAGCTATATACCGATTTCCAAGATTACTCATCAAAGAATGGATGGAGTGTTGAAGACAATGTTCATAGAATCTATTCTGGTCGCGAGAAATCATCAAGCAAGCTTGTGACAATATCAACTTGGCAATCTTTGTACACTCTTCCAAAAAACTATTTCAATTATGAATGGGTCATAGGAGACGAGGCACACAATTTCAAAGCCAAGTCTCTTGCAACCATCATGACAAATTTGGACAATGCATCTCTTCGCATTGGTATGACTGGCACACTTGACGGAACAAAGACCCACAAGCTTGTGCTTGAAGGTCTATTTGGTCCTGTACGCAAGACAGTAACGACCAAAGAACTCATAGACAAGAAACAACTCTCCGACTTTGAGATCAAGTGTCTTGTTCTAAAATATCCAGAAGAGATCTCTCGTATTCTCAAGAAAGCAAAATATATTGACGAGATGAAATATCTTGTCACAAGCGATGCAAGAAACAAAAATGTGGACAATCATGGTAAAGGATTGCACAAGTTGATTGGAGAAAAAGCTGGTGATAGAAAAGTATTTTTTGTTCACGGTGGAACTGAAACGGAAACCAGAGAAGATATTCGTGCAATTGTTGAAAAAGAAAACAATGCAATCATCGTTGCATCATATGGAACATTTTCCCAAGGTATCAACGTGAGAAATTTACACAACATCATCTTTGCATCTCCATCAAAGAGTCGTATTCGCAATCTTCAATCAATTGGTCGTGGATTGCGTATCGGAGACAACAAGAAAAAAGCTGTGCTTTTTGATATTGCCGATGATCTAAGATACAAGAAACATGAGAATTTTACATTGCGGCATTTCCGCGAAAGAGTGAAGATATACAATGAAGAGCGTTTTGAATACAAACTATATAACATAGAACTCAAGGTATAACCATGGAAATTCTGTATATCAAGCTAAAGAATGGTACGGACATTATCTCCAATACTTCAATAAAGGGAAATAACGTCACGCTTGAAAAGCCTATGGCCGTGCGTCAATTTGCAGACCCCAATGGTCGTATTTCTCTTTCATTTCATGAATGGGTACCATTAGATTTTGTGGATACATCTAAATTCATCATAACAAAAGATGAGACGCTAATCATCTGTGATACATCTTCTAGAATCAAGGGATTCTACAAAGAATGTTTGAAGCCTAACAAAGAGATTGATGAAGAATCGGAAGAAGAATCAACCGATGCATATTCTAGTCTCATGAAGCTACTAAACAATAATAGAAAACTACTGCATTGAACGGAGACATTACAAATGTACCGTTTTGTCAAGTGAAAGTCAAGAGAAATCGTCATGAAAAAAATCCCATCCAATCACTACATAGACAATAATCAATTTCTAGCAGTCTTGGTAAAATACCAAAAAGATGTGCGAAGAGCAAAGCGAAACAAGGAAAACAAACCCCCCATACCGAACTATATTGGTGAGTGTTTCATGAAAATCGCGGAACATCTATCATATCGTCCAAATTTTGCAAACTATTCGTATCGCGATGAAATGATAGCTGATGCGATTGAAAATTGTCTCATGTATTTTGAGAATTTTGATCCAAAGAAATCTAAGAATCCCTTTGCATATTTTACGCAAATAGTGTATTATGCTTTCATTCGTAGGATCTCTAAAGAGAAGAAACAACAATATGTAAAGTACAAGTCTTTGGAGAACTCAAGAATATTTGATGAAATTACTGGTGAGGATCTTGAATTATTGGGATCTGAACTCAAATCTAATATCGTTAAAGGTCAAGAAATCTATGACAACATGGCAGAGTTCATAGAGAACTTTGAACAAACAAGAAAAGTAAAAAAAGAAAAAACAAGCAAAAAAGTAGGAATAGAAAAGTTTTACGAAGGAGATACCAATGGCTGAACAGGAGCCACTACCAGCTTCAATTGAATATCTTATCAAGAACATGATGGATTCAAATCAAGATGTATGGCGTCGTCAACCATTTCGTCAACGCTTGGCAAGAATGCGTGACTTGATTGATGAAAAAATCGTCAAGTATGATGCAGAATATTCCAAAGCAAATAGAAATGTTGCGCCATTCAAAAGAGCATCCAAGTGAAGATTGCCATCATCAACGATACTCATGCTGGCGCAAGAAACGACTCTCTTGCGTTTGATGATTATTTTTTTCGTTTTTGGGATAATATTTTCTTTCCATATTTGAAAGAGAACAATATCACAACTGTATTTCATCTTGGTGATATTGTTGATCGTCGCAAGTTCATAAACTATGTTATTCTCAATCGTTGGAGAAACAAGTTCTTTGGTCGCATGAAAGACATGGGTATCAAGATGCATGTCTTGGTCGGAAATCATGATGTACCATACAAGAACACAAATGACATCAATGCGATTGAAGAGCTATTTGAGCAAAACGAATTCATCCAAGTCTACAAAGAACCAAAAGACATCTCAGTTGATGGATTTGATATCTGTCTATTACCTTGGATCAATTTCGAGAATCATCAAAGAACAGTTGAACACATCAAGTCAAGTAAGGCACATGTTGCATTTGGTCATCTTGAAATTGCAGGATTTGAAATGGATCGTGGTAACATATGTCATGATGGCATGAACCGATCCATATTTGACAAGTTTGAAACTGTATTATCTGGTCACTTTCATCACAAGTCTTCAGATGGACACATCACATATCTCGGCAATCAGTATCAGATGACATGGGCTGATTATGGCGACAAACGCGGATTCCATGTCTTTGATACTGTAACCCGTGAACTTACATTTGTAGAAAATCCATATCAGATGTTCTACAAGATTTCATATGATGACAAGAATGATTTGGACTTTGACAAACTCAAGGCGATAGACTTTTCACAATATGCAGGAACATATGTGAAGATTTTGGTCATGAACAAGACAAATCCATTTCTCTTTGAACGATTCATGCAAAAATTGACCGATGCTTCACCTCTTGATATAAGCATCGTGGAAGACTTTTCCGAATTGACAAATGGGGTAGATGACGATATAATAAATGAAGGTGAAGATACGATGACCATTCTAGACAAGTATATTGATGGTCTTCAAATGGAATCTTCAGACAAGCTAAAGTCAATTCTTAGAGAACTATATCTTGAAGCAGTAAATTTGGAAAAAGCATGATTGAATTTACATCTATTAGATGGGCCAATTTTTTATCTACGGGAAATGATTTCACCGAGATCAAACTAAACAAGTCGTCCACAACATTGATTGTGGGTAACAATGGTAGCGGAAAGTCAACACTCTTGGATGCGTTGACTTTCTCTCTATTTGGTAAGCCATTTCGTGGTATCAATAAACCTGGTTTGCTGAATAGCGTCAATGAAAAGGACTGTGTTGTTGAGATAGAGTTCAAGATTGGCAAGAAGTCATACAAGATACTTCGTGGTATGAAGCCAGGTAGATTTGAAATCTATTGCGATGATCAGCTAGTCAATCAAGATGCATCTTCCAGAGACTATCAAGAGTATTTGGAGAAGTTTATTCTCAAAATGAACTACAAATCATTTACTCAGATTGTCGTTCTTGGTTCTTCTACATTTGTTCCATTCATGCAATTGTCTGCATCGGATCGTCGTGCAATCATTGAAGACTTGTTGGATATCCAAATCTTTTCTTCCATGAATGTTGTTCTAAAACAAAAACTTGTCACACTTAAGGATGCAATGAACGATGTTTCACATCGTCGTGAATTGACAAAGATTAAGATCGAATCAACCAAGAAGTTGATTGCCGAGATAGATAATACAAATGTCATTCAGATTGAAAAGATCAATCGCGATATTGCAAATTCAAACACTCAATTGATTACCCTTACTAATGAATGCACAGATCTTCAAAAGGAGATTGAAGAACTAAGCGAAAGCATTCTTGACGAAAAGAAGACAAATAACAAGCTTGCCAAGTTGAACAATCTTACTGTCAAGATTGAAGACAATGTATCCAAGGCTCAAACCGAAATAGATTTCTATCGCGAGAATGATAATTGTCCGACATGTCGTCAATCAATTGAAGAAGAATTCAAGAGTCAACAAATTGAGTTGTATAATAAGAAGATACAAGAATACAATACTGGTCTAAATGATCTTGGAATTCAAATAGAAAAGATCAATACCAGAATATCCGAGATACAAGTCATCGCAAAAAAGATGGCTAATGTAAATATTGAATATCAAAAAAAGAATGCTACGATCAATGCTGTTCGTGGATATATTACTCGCTTGACAAAGGACAAGCAGGGTATTGAGACGAATAGAACAAGTGATACTGCTCATACAGATGATCTAAAAAATCTTGAAAAACAACTGACCGATCTTGAAGAAGAAGAAAAGAAAGTTGTCAACGACAAGCATCATCATGAGCAAGTTGCAATTCTTTTGAAGGATACTGGAATCAAGACCAAGATCATCAAGCAATATTTGCCGATCATGAACAAGTTGATCAACAAATATTTGACAAGCATGGAGTTCTATGTCAATTTCAATATAAATGAGAACTTTGAAGAGGTGATCAAGAGTCGTCATCGTGATGAATTCTCATATGAGAATTTTTCCGAGGGTGAAAAACAAAAGATTGATTTGTCTCTACTATTCACATGGCGCGCGATAGCAAAAATGAAGAATAGTGTCAGCACGAATCTTCTCGTTCTGGATGAAATCTTTGATAGTTCTCTGGATTCAAATGGTACTGAAGAACTATTGAAGATTCTGAATTCCATTAGCACGGATACAAATGTATTCGTCATATCTCACAAGTCGGATATCTTGTTCGATAAATTCAGATCAGTAATCAAATTTGAAAAGGTAAATAATTTTTCAAGGATAATGAAATGATTGAAAATGGTATGATAAAAATCAATACGGCGACACAAACAATTCGTCCGTATGAAATCTATGATCTTGTAAAATCTACAGATCCTGTTCTCAAGCAAGTATGCAAGCCATTTGATTTTGCCAATTTACCTATTGATCCTATTCATCTTGCATCATCATTGTTTGAAACCATGTTTGCGAATAGTGGACTCGGATTGGCTGCACCTCAAGTTGGTCTACTATATCGTGTGTTTGTCGTAGGATATGACAATACGAACAAGCAAGTATTCTTCAATCCAGAAATCATTGAGTGCTCCAAGAGAGAAGACAATCATCTTGAAGGCTGCTTGTCATTCAAGAGACTTTTCTTTAGAGTTTCTCGCCCACAAGAAATCAGAATCAAGTATCAGCATGTCAATGGTGAATGGAAAGAAGACAAGTTCACGGGATTGACTGCACGATGCATTCAACATGAGAATGATCATCTTGACGGAATTTGTTATACCGAAAGAGTTGGTAAGACTACTTTGATGATGGCTAGAGAAAAAGAACGCAAGATGCGAATCAAAATGACGCGAAATGCTGTATAGTGATTGGAGTTATTGGGAGAAGCATGATATGAAAGATAGTGAGTTTCTCTTCTGGTTGAGAGATAGACTAATCAATGTTTATGGTGAAGACCCACATATTGACTATGTCCAGAAACTATATTCAATAGCTAGAAAAGTTGAAGACGATGAGACTTATTGGAATAAAGTGATAGATAGTTCTAGACAAATAGACTAAATCATGTTATGATTGTTTTTTATCATAGGATGTCGCGATGTATCAAAAATATACCGTTGATGATGTAAAGAAATCTTCCGCTCGTAAACTATTCAATGTGATTTCTACATTTGCTGGTGGTGGCGGTTCATCGACAGGATATCGTCTTGCTGGTGGTAATATCATTGCGATCAATGAATTCGTGGAAGAAGCGATCAAGACATACTCAACAAACTTTCCAGATACCAAGATTATTCCTGGCGATATCAAAAAATTGACTGCGAAAGATTTTCTTGATACTGCTGGACTCAAGTCTGGTGAACTTGACATACTTGATGGATCACCCCCATGCTCTGCATTTTCCGTCGCGGGTAAGAGAGAAAAAGGTTGGGCTGGTTATGTGACTGATACCAGAAAGTCTTATTTTGACGATGATGGAAATATCGTTGAAGACGGTGACGTTGAAGTTCAAGAGGGAATCAAAAAGTATTCTGATGGAAAGACAGTTGAAGCAATTGAAGATCTATTTTTGGAATTCATTCGTATTGCAAAAGAAATCAAACCAAAGGTAATCGTTGCAGAGAATGTAAAGGGTATTACTTTTGGTGAAGCCAAAGGCAAGCTTTATGAATTCGTCAACTCATTTGAAAAGATTGGTTATCAAGTTACATATCAGGTATTGAACGCAGCAGATTTTGGTGTGCCACAAGCTAGAGAACGCACATTATTTGTGTGTGTGCGTGATGATGTATGTGATGCATTGAACTTGAATTTTCTGAACATACATTCGACCGTGTTTCCAAATATAACGCATCACAAACATATCTCGCTTAGAGAAGCGATTGAAGACATAGAAAATGATCCAAATGAATTGAAGGACCTCTATGACTATGTTCAAAATGGGTTTCAAAAAGATTGGATCACAAAACTCCCATTCAATCCGACGCGACATACTAAGCCATCGGACAAGGAATTTCGCGAATGGAATCCTAAGGCATCATGCTTCAACATGATCAGACCTTGTCCTGATCTGCCGTGCCCAACATTGACTCAACGAGGTCAACAGAAATCCGTATCGGGCGTATTTCATTTTGCCGAGAATAGAAAATTCACGATCAAGGAACTCAAGCGAATTATGAGTCTGCCAGAAGACTTTGTTCTGACAGGAACATTTGATCAACAAGCTGAAAGAATCGGGCGCATGGTTTGCCCCCCTGTCACAAAAGCACTATCTGAGTCGATATACACAAATGTATTGAAACCATACAATGATAGACACAATTCTTAAGGCCGAAATACAAAAAGAATCAAAAGACATCAACGTCGCCGTGCTATTATCCGGCGGCGTTGATAGCATTTCTGTGGCTTTAGCTGCACATCGCATCGGTAAAAAGATAACATCATATACGTTTCATCTCAAAGATCAACCGACATATGATGCACATAAAGCAAAAGAAATAAGCGACATCATGGGTTGGTCATGCAAGACCATAGAAGTTCCTATAGATAATGTCGTGAAGGATTTCATTCGTCTTAGACGAGAAATTGAATGTGTAAAGAAGACTCATTACGAATGTTGCTTTCCTTTTCTTTATGTTTATCCACAAATAGAAGAGAAAGAAGTTCTTAGTGGTTGGGCTGCAGATGGATACTATGGTGTATCCAAGAAAGCAAATATACACTACAAGTACACGATGGAAAAGTTCAATGAGTTTCGTAAAGACTATTTTCTATTGGATCATCGTGCAGGACATCTTTGGCATAAGAGAATTGCCGACATGCATGACAAGACGTTTATCACACCATATCTTACCGATGCAGTAAAACAATTTTTTTGGTCCAAAGACTGGTACGAATTGAACGAACCATTTCAGAAACATCATGTAGTAGAAGCGTTCAACGAATTTTCTACATTTGGTACAGTAAAGAAACATATCAATCTACAATTGGGTTCAAACATTGACAAACTATTTGAATCTGTTATAATACCTGACAAGACGATAAATTTCCGAAATAGAAAACGAATAATGGATATATGCAGAGATTGGAGCCAACGATGACACAGAAATTCACATTTGCACAGCGCGAAGAGGGTTTTGACAATCATATTAGTCAATCAATTCGCGGCTACAATGACTTGATTGGTGATGTCATCAATCTATCTCAGTACTTTGTAGAGAACGATACTGTTGTCTATGACATTGGATGCTCAACTGGCAAGATGCTTCGTGAAATGATGAAGCAGAACGAAAAGATTGCACCTCGTGCAGACTATATTGGAATTGAGATTGAAGAAGATTTCTTCAAGTTCTTTGATGAAAACGCTCAGAGTAACTTGGAGTTCCTTCGCAAAGATGTTCGCGATGTTGATTTTGCTGTCAATACATCCTTGATCACTTCTATTTTCACTCTTCAATTCATGCCTAGACAAGATCGTCAGAATGTAATCAACGAGATCTACAATTTCTTGATCCCAGGTGGTGCCTTCATCTTTGCTGAGAAGACAATCGGTAACAATCCGATGATCCATGAAATGCGTACATTCACCTTTTATGATTTCAAAAAAAATAGTTTCACCTATGAGGATATAATGGCGAAGGAAAAGAAACTACGTTCCATGCTAAAGTCAAATAGTCGTCAGGAGCTAATTCAAATGTGTGAGATTGCTGGATTCAATTCCAATTCAATTGATTCGTTCTGGCAGAATTTTGCATTCACGGGTTTCATCGCCATCAAGAATTGATTGGAATTCCAACATAGATATGTGGTAGATGCATAGCTGATATGCATTGGAAAGACAAATTTTCTCCTTGTTTTTCCCAAGTTGTTGGAGTAGAATGACCACATGATCGCAAAAAAGACAAATCCTCCGATTCAGCGAGAAGCCAAGAGCCAGCTCGCTAGACTTATGGCTAATGAGAATCTCACGGTGGAACATCGTGCGGTTCGTACAGCTTATTTTGATACCGAAAGGCGTGTCCTAACGCTTCCAATCTGGACAGACATGACTGGCGATATCTATGATACGCTGGTAGGTCATGAGGTTGGTCATGCTCTGGACACGCCTACTGGCGCATCTAATATCATTGATGGGG